GGCAATGCGATAAGTACAACAGAACCGACCGAAAAACGATATTTTGGCGGTTGGCATATCCGAAAACAGTAAGAACGAATAAAAAATTAGAGCATGACAGAAAGTAAGTTAAACCCGTTTGATGCGGAATTGTTGGTTATGATTGGCGATATTGCCAAAAGCCAACCGGAGGTCGAGGAAAAACCCGACCGTTACGAAATCACGGTTGACACAACCGAGATACAGGGAAACGCAATTGAAGCACTAAAACAGGCAGTCGCCGGACGATTGGGGAAACGCTTGTTAGTTACCCACACGTTAGACGCCGCCGTTGTTTTCAACGTCGAGTACGACCCGACGGAATACCCGGAACAAATCCGCACCCGGTTAGTTGAGCCGGACGCCACGGCGGGAACCCGATATTGCCGCACGTTGTTAGAAGTTGACGCAATACAGGTACGCCGGGACAATTTGGACGACCTGTTGAGATTTACCGGAGGCGGAACCATGACGATACCGAGAACCCCAAACGGGCGGGCGGTTTATTCGTTCCCGGACGGCAACGGCATTTTCATTGACGCCCCGGAAACGTACTACATTGTCCGGGAGCCGGACGGACGATTGGCAATCCTCCCGGAAAGAGAGTTTAACCGGGAGTTTGAGTCGAAAGGCGTAAGCGTACCGAAAGAACCCGGCGATAAGGGATGCGGGAATTGCGCCAACTTTACAAACGAGGATGTCAACGGGAACGGTTATTGCGAGGCGTTCAAATGCGAACAATCGTGCGGCGTTATGCCGTGCCAAGAGTACAAACCTAAAAATCAATAAAGCGATGAACAAAAGAGAAAAATTTTTGAAAGAGATTGCCGAGGTTATCAACCGTAATTCTTTGGAGGCGCATTTTAACGATACCCCGGATTACATATTGGCGAAAGTCGCAGTTGAAGCAATGGAGAATTTCGCCGAAGCGTCCGCACGGAGGGACAATTGGCACGGGTTCAAAGAAGCCGATAAGCCGGGCGAGGTTGTGCGGAATGAGGATTGCGACAATTGCCCGGTTCGGGGGATTTGCCCGGAGCATAAGAAGCCGGAGGCGTTCGACGTCCCAAAGGAGGTGCGAGCAATGGCGGAATTTTTCGGCGAAATGTTCCCCGGAACAACGGTTGAAATACACCGGGTCGAAATGCCACGGCGCAACCCACGGGATAAACGCCGGGGAAAGAATAAACGGAAAGGAGGGCGACGCAATGAAAAATAAATGTTCGTCGGAAATTCCCAATATGCCGACCGGATGCGCCCCGGATAATCGGACACCCCAAAAGATATGCGGGACGTGTCGTTATTTTAACCCGGAATATCCGATAAACGGGAAACCCCGCCCGGTATGTTTAGCGTTGAAAGAAACCAAAGACGGGCATACGTATAAAATCACATTAGGAGTTGAACCGCATTTTCGTTGCTCAAACGGAAAGTACGAAAGTCGGTATTAACACATAGAGCAAACACCCCGGAAACAATCGCC